GAGTCGTGACTTGCACGACACACCCTCCCGGCACTTCCATCGCTTTTGTGCTTTTCATCCAGCCCTCATTTTGTGAGGACGCTTTGCAGAGCAGCCGGAAGGTATCCCCGTTGCCTACTACCTTGATGTCAGGCACGTTGATTTTTGCGCCGGACACATCTGAGTTATGCAGTGTTTTTTCCATGTTGTTTGTCGTTTGGTTTCTACTTCGGCAGTCTGGGGTGCCGTGCCCTGAACCATCGGCTGATGCCAACGGCTCGAAAATCGTCTGTCATGTTTGCGGGCGTCTATCGCTCGCCGTCGGCATAGCCGGAGCGTTTTCATGGCAGGATTCCTTTCGTTTTGAGGAATGCGATGCAGCGTTGGCGAGCGGTGGCGGAAAAACAATCTCTAGGCATAAATGTCATCTCCCAGATGTGTGCGCGATACGCGTCGTGTTCTGCGTCCGTCAGCGTCTTCTCAAACTCCGCGCAGGCGTTGCGGTCGTTGAGGTAGTCGGGGAGTCTTTCTGCGACATAGCAAAACTCATCATACGGAGATTCCCATCTTTGCGGGATCATGGACTTTCCGTTGTCCATAAATAGCTCTTTGTAGCCAACGCTTTCCGCAATCGCGATTCTCATTTGTTCGTCGGTCATGGCAGGAAGGGTTGGAGTTTGGTGAGTTCGACGTTGTGCCGATCTGCCCACGCCCGTTTCGAGGGCAAACAGAGTTCAGCGATGGGGGCGATGTGGCTGGTGTGGCCGGTGAGAATGATGGGTTTCATTTGGAGATGGTGGTTTTTTGTGGGTGAGTTTCATTGTTCGGCAGAGGAATTGGGATCACTTGGACTTGTCCGGCGGTGAATCCTTCGTGGTAGGCGAGAACCTTACGCAAGAATGATCCCACGGCAGCATCCTCACTATCGGCGTATTGGTATCCGAGAATCTGGCGAGTCGTGACAGTGGTTTTCCATCCATCGTTTACCGTTCTTTCGAGCATGACCGTCAAGCCGAACAAGAAGCTGGACGACAACCACTCACCGCTGGATTGTTCCGCGCTGTCTGGCTTCGATTATGGTTTTTGGTTTTGCATAGTCTTAGGGCTTCGTTTCGTGGTGTGTCAGCTCAGCGGTTCGTGTTCATGGTTCTTTGATGAAGGGTTGGAGTTTGGTGAGGATAGATTCGCCATGTGCATCCACATCCCAGCCGCATTCATGGTTTTTAACAATGTCGCGAATGAAGCGATGCGCCTCCCTGATGGCCCCGCGCATGGCTTCGTTTTCCTCCCGCGCCTCGTCGCGCTCGCTCAAAAGTTGTGCAATTTCAGCAACTTTTTCTTGATATTGACGCTCACACTCGTTTCGTGCTGCCCGCGACTCGTCGCGCTCGCGCTTCACCTCCAAGAATTGCGCCAATGGCACGACAAAAGCGGAACGTAGAAAGTCTTGAGCTTCTTTGTATTCCAAATCCGTCTCAGGTGTGGGTCGTGGTGTGCTCATGGTGGTTTGTGAGTTCTTTGAAGATGGCTTCGCCTTCGAGGTAGCGCTCGCGGCTGTTGTGGGTGGCATAGGTTTCGTCCCAACCGGCTCCGCCTTTGAAAAAAGGATGATCGTGCTCGATGATGATGTGCGAGGCATCGATGACGATGCCATCGCGGTAGGCTGCCCACGAATGGTAGTCGTCACTGAAGACGCTCTTGAAGCGTGGATGCAGGAAATAGCCTTGTTGCTCATAACGTGCGCGATTGATGATGGCGATGCAAAGCTGTGGATCTTTACGGTGACCATCGGAGACGCGCAGCGCGACGGGTTTTTCGAGGGCCTGTGTCTCGGTGATGGCTTGCTCAATCATTACGTCCCAATGCATGGGAGGATCAAAATCATCATTGAGCTGGATGAGGATCTGCCCGCAAGAGGCAGCAGCGGCCATGTTCCAAGCGCCAACGCTGGCGCCTTCTTTATCGGTCTGGATGACATGTCGATAGACGCAGAGGGGCACGCTTTGCTCGTCATCGAAATCGATGGCAAAGAGGTGCTCGACACGGTCGGGGTATTTGGCGCGGTTCAACCACTGGCGGCGTGCGTCGGCGGCGAGCTTCGGGCGGCCACGGGTGGCATGAAGCAGGCTGATGACCGGATGCGGTTGGGCCTTGAGGTGGTTGATCTCACGCACGTTCGCTTCTTCGAAGCGACCATTAGCACGCAATGCCATGGCGTGCAGATGCACACCGAGCCAACCGTAGTATTTACTGCGGCGGTTCCAGATGTAGTCTGGCGGATCACTGAGGCCGTTCATGGCCTCGGCCCATGAGAGCGCATTGCGAGGACGATTGAGGCCGAGATTGAGATTGATCAGCTCTGCAAAGGCTTCGCGGCGATATGGCACGGCATTTATTGCCTGGATGAGATACTGCTCGCGCGTTTGCCAGTTTTCCGAAACTTGCGCGATGTTGATGAGTAGCTCGTAGGCTTCATCGTCATTGATTTTTGGATCTTTGAGGGCGGCGTGCGCGTGCGGCAGCGCTTCTTGGATGCGCCCCGCAAAACGCAGCGATTGCCACAGATGAAAGCGGTGGAACATCGTGAGCTCGTTTTCCGGGATGCTTTGCAGGATGCGCAGGTTGCGTTCGTTGTTCGGCGTGCGGTCTTTGTGCGTGGCGTGATGCCATTCCGGAAATTCCTGCACGATGACGCGGATGTCGCCAGGCGGGGACTCCCAATGCTCATGGATGGCTGAGACCCACTGGCCCGATTCACGGCGGACGATGCGCTCACGCAGGACGCGGAGCTGATCCTCGGGGACGACGTAGGGCAGGGTGACGACATCGGGCCGCTCGGCGGCGATGCGTTTGCGGAGGGCCTGCCATTGCTCAATCGTGCCGCCATACACATCATCGGTATCGGCCCAGGCGATGTAGTCGCCAGTGGCGAGCTTGAAGGCGAGGTTGCGGGCAGCGGCAAAGTCATCGACGTGCGGCCAATCGTGCTCCGGTTTGTTGCGGTAGGACGCGCAGACGCAGCCGCGCGCCTTGGCGATGTCGAGCGTGGCATCTGGCGTTTGATTACCGATGGCGCGCACGACGATGATCTCATCGAAGAGGGGCTGGAAGGAGTCGAGAAAGCGTGGCATCCAGTGCTCCACATTTCCGGCGATGATGGCGAGGCTGAGTTTCATAGGTATAAAAAAACCCGCGCCGGTGGTGCTCCGAACGCGGGCGGGATTGCTCCCAAGATGTGAACCGCCCGGCGCGAGCACCAATCGCGACGGGCGGGAGGGGGTGATGAATTAGGTGGTCGGTGTGGTGAACACTTTGAGGGCATTCGTGACCGCAGGCGCAAACCCGAAGAGGATGTGCGTGTTGATGAACCACGTGCCGGAGGCGCGATTCCAGTGGCGGGTGTAAAGCATGGAGATGCCGCTATCTGCATCGGTGAACTGCTCGAAGGAAGCGTATTCCTCTTGGGGCAGGTAGTTGCCGACATTGCGCATGGCCACTGCGACAGCTTCCTGACCGGCGCAGAAGCCGATGAGGGAGATGGAGTTCGTGGGCAGGACGTCCGTGCCGTAGATATCCATACCAAAGAGGCGACCCAGCTGACCTTCACGGATGGCATTGCTATCCCCGCGATTGAGGGCGAGGACGAGGTTGGTATCGGAAAGCAGGCCTGCTTCGACGCTGAGGTTTCCGACGAAGGACTTCGTGCCACGCACACCGGCGGCGACGAGCTGACGGCGAGCCTCGATGAGGCTGTTCCGGTTGTAGTTCGCGGAGGCGGTGGTGAGGATGGCGTTTCCGAAGTTTGTGGTGGTGAGGACGCTGAACACATCCTGGAGGAGGCGCTGAGCGGTGGCCTGTGCGAGCTGCTGGCCGAATTGATCGATGCGGCGGGCATTGCTGCTATCCGCGATCTGCTGAGGAGTGAGATCCACCGGGGTGATGTATCGCTTGTCGAGCGTGACGGTGATGGCGCTGATGGTGCCACCGGTGCGCTCATAGGCTGCCGCACCCTGCACGAAGCTGGTGGTGGTGACGTTGCCAAAAAGCGGGACGATGACGGCAGAGCCGGGTGCGGCGACCTCATTGCTGAGATCGGTGGAGAAAATGTTCAGCGGCATCAGGATTTCCGTCAGCTGCTGGAAGACGGTCTGGCCGAAGAGGGTATCATTGAAAGTGACCATGGGATTCTAGTGGGTGAGGTGTGGGTGGTGACGAAGGTGATGAGGTGTCAAATCAAGCGGCGGCCGCGAAGAAGTTGGAAGGCTTCCGCAGTTCTTGGCGGTGCTTGTTGAAGAAGCGGGTGCGCTCAGCACTGTCCGTGATGGCGGCGTATTGCTCAGCGATGGTGAGCTGCTGCTTAGACTGGGCATTGACGATGGGTGCAGAACCTCCAGCGGCGGCAGCAGCGCCGTTTGTGATGAGGGCCTTGAGATTGGCGAGCTCACTTTCAAGGGCGGTGATTTTGGCTTTCTCCGGTGCGGTGGCATCA